ATCCCATAATTTTGTAAATGGTTTTCTAAAATTATCACTACATAAACTGGCCAATACTAAAATAGGTCTGTCTATGGTTATAACAATGTCATGTATTTTATTTTTCCATTCTGGAATATTATCAGGATTTTTTGATAATATTTTCTGGTTTGTTACTATAACCAATTGGTGTGTTTCAGAAAAATTTTGCAATTTTTCTATAACACTATCATCATATAACATCCAATCATTCTGATTTATTGGAAACTTTTTCCCAGATTTTGGTTTTATAATAGTATGGTCTAAATCAAATCCTGCTATACTTTTGTTTAATTTTATATCATTTTCGTTGTATTTGCAAATTATATAATTATCTGATTGTGTCCAACTGATCATATATGTATGTATGTATGTATGTATGTATGTGTGTAATTTCTAGAATATAAATATTATATATGTATGTGTCTGAATATCAATTTTTTTTTGACATAACTGCTATTATATACTACTATATATTATGTGGAATACTACTAATGATCCATATTTTAACAAAGATGAATATGATAATAACATAGATAAACGTATTATGGAACGTGATAATATGTTCAATTATGATAGCAAAATGGATATGCATAATGATAAAATACACAATATTCCGGATTTTTCAGCGAATTATATTACAGGAGAAATTACAGGTGAAGCATATGATATATTATCAACAGATCAAGGGATGCCACTAAGATCAATTAATACAGGAATTACAAAAGAAAACATATCTCTTCTTGATAGCAGTCTAAAATACAATCCACATCTTGACTTTGATTTATATGATACGACACCAAAAATAGATGTTCAATATTATGATCCTGTTATAAATAATAAGGCTAATTTTTCTGTAATTAATGGTAATATGGAAATTTTTTCGCCTAAAAATATATCAGTAACGATTATAAATGATTTTTCTATATATATGCTACATAAAGTAGTATCATCTTTCAATAAATCAAATGTATTATCCCCTTTTGGAATATTATTATCAATTAATATGTTATATAGAGGATCAAAAAGTGATACTGAAAGAGAATTAAGAACAAGTCTTAATTTACCAGATAAGGATACTTCATTTTCATCTTTTAAGAATATATTAGAAAATATACAAACTACAGGATTAGTAACACTATCAACTAATATATTTGTATCAGATGATATATCAATAAATAAAGCATATGTGCATTATATTAGCCCTATAGGGAATATAAGAAGTATAAATATGTCATTTTCAGAAAAGAGTTCTATTAATATTAATAATATTATAAATTTATCAACTAATGGACTAATAAATAATGTTATTAATCAAGAAGTAGTCAAGAAAAGTAATCATATAATATTAACATCATGTCAACATATAAAAAGTAATTGGAAGATTCCATTTTTTCACAAGAAAACAAAAATATTGCCATTTTATTCCTTTAATAGTAAAAGAATGGAATATCTAATGCAATTATCAGATACAAATAATATGTATTATGAAGATGAACAATGCCAATTATTAGAAAAAAGTCTAGATGATAGTAATATTGTGATAGGTTTTTATCTTCCAAAAAAATATGATAATATTGATATTAATTATGAATATTTACATTATATAATAAAACGATTAGCAGATACATATATAAATTGTTTAGTAATACCTAAATTTAAATTATGTTCACGGTATGAAATTACTAGGTTATTACGTAACATGGGTATAGATAAATTATTTACATCAGCAGATTTAGATGATATTTTTATAACTGATAAAAATATATGTGTGGATAATATTATTCATAAAGTATGTATAAATATTAATGAAGGAAGAAGGTCATCCCAAAGAGATAGTAACAATAATGTAAATAAAAATCGTAACAATATTAATTTTATAGCTAATCATCCGTTCATATATTATGTAAGGCATATTTCAACTGATAGTTTGGTATCAATTGGAATATTTAGATAATACTTTCAAAATTGATAACATATAATTTATTATTGATACTAAATAACATGACAATATCTTTTATGTTATCATTGTAAACATTCTGTGTTGAATTTTTTAGGAAATGATAATTTTTATTAATTTTATTTTTTGTAAAGAAAGATTTATATTTTTGATTTTTGATTATAACTCTGCAATAATAATCTGGTTCTGAATCTGCTTCATGTATTGATATAGTAAATCCTATAGATTTGAACCAAGGTATAACTGATTTAACATGATCCACTGAAAAAATCATCATATTAGCCTTATCAAGACCTCCATAATATATATCAAATGCTTCCAATAACATAGTAGCAAGTACTTCAAATATATATTCATTATCTTCACCTGTATTTTCAGATGCAGATAGTAGTAGCAGATTGCTACACGGTTCTTCTGGTTCTTTTTGCAATAAATTATATATTATTTGTTCAGGAGTTAAATTAATTATATTATTATATTGTTGATTATCAAGTTCTGTCATATAAAATAATATATTTTTAAAAGTTTTATATGCTTGTATGTATTCAATTATTATCTATCTATCATATATATTATGTCGAATAAATGTAACCAATCATTTAGGGTTAATCATCTATCAAAACCAGAAATTGTCGATAAGCTAAAACATCAACGTATTGATGGCAGTATTATGCTAGAACCTAGATTACAAGCATATCTTAAAAGAAAATTATATCTAAAAAAAAATAAAATAAAACCTTGCATAACTCCAGAAGAACAATATCAGATATCACATTTAGATAAGAGTGTATTAAGGATATTCCTTCAAAATAGAGATAAGAAACCTTACAAACCAGAAAAACAATTATTTCCATCAGCGGAATTTAGAAACAATGATCCTCGTGTTCCGATAAACAAAAAAGCAGATATGAAGATACCTTTAAATAGAGGTATGTTTGCTCCAGATGATAATAATGATTATTATGAAGGCCCAATAGATAATAATATTAAAATGCCAGATATGAGAGATATAACTGGGTATAACATAAGTAATACAAAATATGATCCCAGATCAGATCCTAAAATGAATTATCCATGGGTAAGTGGTATTGCTAAATATGATAAAATGATGTCACAATATAGAATTGGAGAAGATAATATAGATTATACAAAATTTAATATTATAGATGATAAGAATTATAAAAAATTTGGTAGTTATTCTGCCTTACCAAATCCAACATTTTCAGAAAAATCAGATATGGATACAAATAATAAGATAGTTATTCCTAAAGTAAAAACAAATAATAAAAGAGGATTAAGTACATATGATTATAGGATGTGTAAATTTATAGGTGAAGACCAGATTATAAAAGATTCAGAATTTGAGACAGCATTAATAAGAGGAATGCCATCAAATACGACTAAATCATATGGATATAGGAATCCATATGAACATTATTTTCAATTCATTGATGATGATTTTCAGAATCCTGATAATTCAGTTATCCCTGGATTTCGTGGTGGAATAAGTACAAGAAATGATAACAAAGCTCTGGCAAAACAGAACTATACAAGAGAAATTATGTAAGAGATACTAGTTATATTTATTTATATTATAAAAAAAAAATATATGTCAATATAATATAACGATGAATATCGGTGCAAGTAATAGGACAATATATGATAATTGTCAATACCAAAAACGTTTATATGAATCAACATCACCATTACAATATAAATTAAATTTTGCTTGGGCTGAAAATTGTAATAAATGTTTATATGATAAATTTTGGCTTAAATATCAATTAGTTGATGTTGAATCTGAACTTAAAAATCTTAGTAGACCACTAAGCAATTGTGATCAATTTAAATACCAACCACATCCTAATGCTCCATGTGCACGTAATGGAATGTGTATATCTACATTCCATAAAAATATACCAGTAGTTCCTGCCCCAGATGTATGTCCTATAGTTTATAATAATATACCTAAACAAACATCTGTAGGATATAGTGTTCCAAATCCAAATATATGTAATTAGGTGTTAATTATAAAAAAATTGAATCTTATATACTAAGTTAATTATAATCTAGTATATAATCCAATATATAATCCAATATATAATCTAGAATATATATGATGAACTCATCTGCAAGTTTAAAAAGAATTCAATCTGAATTAAAAAATATTGAAACTGTTCCAATTGAAGGTATTAGCGCTGGTCCTGCTGATGATGATAATATTTATAAATGGAATGCAACTATTATCGGTCCTGTTGATACACCATTTGAAGGTGGTATATTTAAATTAAATATAGTTTTCCCAACTAAATATCCATTTTCTCCACCAGTAGTCAAATTTACAACTCGAGTATTTCATCCCAATATAGGAACTAATGGTGACATTTGTATTGATATCTTAAGTGATAAGGATTGGAGTCCAGCATTAACTATAAAGAAAGTATTATTATCATTAAGTTCATTCCTTGACAATCCAAATGCAAGTGACCCACTTAATTCAGATGCAGGAAGATTGTACAGAGATAATTATGAAGAGTATGTAAAAAGGGTGAAGGATATGACTATCAAATATGCAAATTGATTTATCTGACTTTTTGTATTATGGCTTTTATTTTATATTTGTATGATAGCTAATATAAGACAAAATATATTTCTAACTTATATATATAATAATGGCTTTTTTAAATCAAGGCGTCAATATTGGTCATAGTAGCAGATTAGATTATGATAGGTGTGCATATAACGATTACTTAAGTGAAAGTGTATCACCACTTCTATACAGACTTAATCCAGATCAAATTAATAGTTGTAATTCGTGTCTATCAGTATTTGGACCCAGATCATCATCTGGTGCAAATTCATATGGTGTAAGCACTACTGTTGGGCATGTTACTGCACCATCACAAGGATTAGTTGATGTTGAATCAATTTTATCTAATAGAAATGTAATCGCATCTAAATGTAAAGATGGAAAAGTTAATGATATTAATGTTACAAAATTTAAATTACAACATGCTAGAATATGTAATGACTTTTTAGATCCAGTATCAACACATTTAACAAATCCTGCCGCAAATTATCGTGGTATGTCTATTAATAGATTCTATAATTTACCTAAAAATGCACAGGCAAATATTTTTTATAATTTTGCTATTAATACAAAACTTGAAGCAAAAGATAATTATAGAGAACGTGTCCCTAGATTAGTAAGTTATGATCCATCAATGCCAAAAGATATTAAGGGAAAAAATAAAGTATGTAAATATAATTGTGCTGGATCTGGCCATTGTCCTAATGGTGATTGTTAATTCTTATTTTATATATGTATCGTCTTACTATAATAGTGTCACGACAATATAGTGATAGGTAGTATTATATAGTTACTATGTAGTTACTATATGATAAATAATATATATAATTATAGTATAGATTATGGACGTTTTTAGCGGAATGGCCACATTTGGCAATTATGTCAATAATAAGGAAGAAATTCCTGCTGATAAAACAAATACAAAAAAAATTAGAAGAGCAAAGATAAATGGAGATAACATATATAATTCAAATAATTTTGGAAAAGCCAAAAAACATGTTAAAAGTACAGCAAAAAAACGTAGACAATTAGCAAGACATCCAAAACAAACAGGTGTTATACCAAATATATACAATCAGATCGAATCATATAATAAAGAATATGGAAAAAAATTATCAAAAAAACCATTTATTGAAACTTTTTCAGATACAGCATCTGTTGAAAGTTTTAATAGTTGTACTAGTAGACATAGCTTAGGAGATGATCATACTAAATTTTTTAAAAAAAGTAATATTTTAAGAGATAATTCATATCATGAACATAAAATAGGAGGTATACATACTGATAATAATGAACCAGGATTTTATGCTCAATTTGAAAGTTTACAATTTGATAACCCATCAACACCTGTATCATCAAATAATGTTCCTGCAAAAAGTGGCAAATATGCTTCTATATCTAGAACAGAAATGGAAAGAGATCTTGCGTTAAAAGGAGAATATTCAAAATTTGATAAAAACTATTCCATGACATATGGTCTTATGCCTGATAACCAATTATCACATAATAATATGGTCCCATTCTTCAAATCAGGTATAGGGAAGGGATATGGACCTGATTCTATTATTCAACAAAAATGGGATGAAATGAAACAACGTAAAGTTGATAGATTTACTGGATCTGTAAAAAATATAGAATACAAACCAAAAACAGAAAGAAGACCTTTATTTAATCCACATGTTGGCCTTACACATATATATGGTATGCCTAATTTTACTGATTATATGGCTGGAAGATATATCCCCTCAAGAGAAAGAAGAAATGAACTAATACATCAACCTATCAGGACAACACCAGGATTAAATCTAGGATATAATGAAGTATCTAAACAAGGATATCATGACTCTTATAGAGTTTTACCAAAAACTGTCGATGAATTACGTACCGCAACTAATCCTAAAATATCATATGGTAAACCTATTATTGTTGGGAAAAAAAGTGATAAGCGTGGCATAATACCAAATGTTGCAAATAGAAAACCACCAAGTTACAAAGAACAAGATCCTAGAGATTTTGTAAAATCAACAACATATTATAGAGCACCATCAATATATGGTAATTATGAAGCACCAAGTACAAACAGACAAATGACCACTAGAGCATGGTATTCTGCCGCAAAATATAATCCTACATTACATAAACCAGATAATTTATATGAACAAGTTAAAACAAGTCATAAAGAAAATTTCAAATATCCTGCTCCACGTAATGTTGCCGGTTATGAACAATTTCAAAATACATCTAATACTAAACCAACATATTATGCACCTACAACTAAAAGACAATTAACACAACATACAACACAATATGGACCTCTTGGATCTACACAATACGATAAAGGAGGTTATCATGCCGAACAATCCGGAATTATCGCACCTACAACTTTAAGACAGACCACTCAAAACACAACTCAATATGGTCCTCTTGGATCTGCACAATATGATAAAGGAGGTTATCATGCCGAACAATCCGGAATTATCGTACCTACTACTTTAAAACAGACTACTCAAAACACAACTCAATACGGACCTCTTGGATCTGCACAATATAATAAAGGAGGTTATCATGCTGAACAAAGTGGTATTATCGCGCCTACTACTTTAAAACAGACTACTCAAAACACAACTCAATACGGACCTCTTGGATCTGCACAATATAATAAAGGAGGTTATCACGCCGAACAATCCGGAATTATCGTACCTACAACTATGAAGCAAATGACCCAAAATACAACTCAATACGGACCTCTTGGATCTACTCAATATAATAAAGGAGGTTATCATGCCGAACAATCCGGAATTATCGCACCTACAACTTTGAAACAGACTACTCAAAATACAACTCAATACGGACCTCTTGGATCTGCACAATATAATAAAGGAGGTTATCATGCCGAGCAAAGTGGTATTATCGTACCTACAACTATGAAACAAATGACCCAAAATACAACTCAATACGGACCTCTTGGATCTACTCAATATAATAAAGGAGGTTATCATGCCGAACAATCAGGAATTATAGTACCAACAAATTTGAAACAAATGACCCAAAATACAACTCAATACGGACCTCTTGGATCTGCACAATATAATAAAGGAGGTTATCATGCCGAACAATCAGGAATTATAGTACCAACAACTATGAAGCAAATGACCCAAAATACAACTCAATACGGACCTCTTGGATCTGCACAATATAATAAAGGAGGTTATCATGCTGAACAATCAGGAATTATAGTACCAACAACTATGAAACAAATGACCCAAAATACAACTCAATATGGACCTCTTGGATCTGCACAATATAATAAAGGAGGTTATCATGCCGAACAATCAGGAATTATAGTACCAACAACTATGAAACAAATGACCCAAAATACAACTCAATACGGACCGATATATCATCATGGAAAAGAAAAAGGAGGTTATCATGCCGAACAAGCCGGAACTATAATAAAACCAACACTAAGACAATTAACACAAAATAAGACACAATATGGTCCTGTTAATTTACAAGAAGGAAGTAAAACAAGAACAAGATCTGATGTTAAAAATTCATTAGTTAATGTAACAAAAGATCATATAACTGTTGTAAGAGATAGTGGAGCACCAACTACTTGTAATTATGAAAAAATACCGACATATGAACATACTCTAGTTGAAATGTGTGAACCTATTCAAATTGATAGAGAAGTGTATGCTAATATGGAAGGACAAAGACCATTACAATGTGTCCCAACAATGCATACAAGAGTAGCAAATACACTACCACAAGTAAGTTCATGGAGATTTGATACATGTGTTACAGAAAATTTGAAAACTAATCCATTTATTAATAATACACAACATAAAGCAACAGAATATTAATAACAAAATAAAAAAGAAAATTAATTTAATTTAGAATTATTTTATATAGACTGAATTATCAGTTTGTATAAAATAATTATTACAT